GCGGAAAAAGTGTGATATAATATAAATAAAAATCTTGTGAGGTGCCTGATGAAAAAGAAAATTATTGACACGTTAGATAAAGAGCTGTTGTATATGTCATCGAGTGAATTAAACTATTACTTTACTCACGGTTGGTCTATCTACTGGATAGAAACACGCATAGACAACGTTAAATGCAATGTAACGCAACTTTACCGCTCAAAGGATAGATTACTCTATGAAGATATTAAAGCCGCCTTGGAAGCCCGTACAAGCGGAGTTGAGGTCATATCAATTGTGGAGCGTAGACAATGGAAGAAAAATTAATTTACTATAACGGCGACCGTCTGAGAAACAGTGTTGATATTAACGGCAATCGCCCTGAAATATTTATCGTTGAAAGTAACCGAACTGCTGGTAAAACCACGGACTTTGCAAAATTTTTGATTGACCGCTTTATTAAGCACAAGGAAAAATTTGCCGTCTTGGTACGTTGGCAGTATGAAGCAACTAATTTTGCCGAGGCTTTTTTTAAGTCGGTACAAGGACTTTTCTTTCCTGAGTACGAACTCACGCAAAAAATGATTGAGAAAAAATACTGTGAACTTTATCTTAATGAGGTTGAGTGTGGCTATCTTATCCCGATAAACTCAGCGGAATTTATTAAACGCCGCTCACATCTTTTCAATGACATCACGTCAATCTTTTTTGATGAAATACAGCCCGAAAATAACGGCTATGTGCCTGACGAACTGAACAAATTTTTTAGTATACACACCTCTATAGCCCGTGGCGAACACAAACAAGTGCGTTATGTGCCTGTTTACATGTGTAGTAACTCTGTGTCACTTCTTAACCCGTATTATAACGCTCTCGGTGTTGTAACACGGTTAAATAGCAAAACAAAATTTTTACGTGGTGATGGATGGGTGTTAGAGCGAAATTTTAACGAGAGTGCACAAAAAGCGCAAAAAGCAAGTGGTTTTAACCGTGCCTTTTCTGCGATATCCTATAGTGATTACAGTTCAGAGAGTGTGTATCTGCGTGATAATGAAGCTTTTTTAACTTTGCCTAAAGGGCGTGGGCAGTATGTAGCAACTGTCCGTTTTGAGAACCGTAAGTATGCTATATGGATATATTCAAATGAAAACCTTATGGCGTGTGATTACCGTGTTGACGATGATTACCCTGTCAAGATAAGTGCTACGGTTCAAGACCACACTGAGCAGTATACGCTTATAGGCGGTGCAGGGTTTATAAAAGAGCGTATGCGGCGTTACTTTATCAACGGTAATTTCCGATTTAAAGACCTTGCTTGTAAAAGTGCTGTCTTAATGGCACTTTCATATAAATAAATTTGACAGTCTGCCTATCTGTGTTAAATATTGGTGTTCAGGGGGGCGCATGGCATAAAAACCACCTCAGGCACTTTCGGTGTTGCACCCGCTTTATTGACCGATACGGAATAGGCTGTATATAAAGTAAAAGCGCTTTGGCATTGTGCCTTAGCGCTTTTATATTACTTTTTTGCGTGTATTTTAAAGGTTGTTTCGACAAGCAATGTTCCGCCTTTAATCTGCTTCGGTAACAATTTTCCGTCAACCTCAAGACCAACTTTAAAATCCGTCAAACTTGCTTCACCCGAAACAAGCATATTGTTAAAATTTTCCTTTGCACCTTTTGACATACCTGCACACTTGATAAGGTAGTACGGCTCAACTTTTTCGCCGTCCTCATGTGTCGTATGCTCAATATATGTTTTAGCTCTAACAAAACCCGCCTTATCCCAGTAATTTTCCAGTTTCCAACAACAAAAATTGACAGCGTGTATCTCTATACCTTGTACGTCCTCGGGCGCAAGGTCACAATGTATGCTATCAGTATCTGCGTATATAAAGCCCCGCTCATAAGCCCCGTGAAAATTTTTCTGTGCCGCTCTTATTGTAAAGGCTCTCGAGTATGAAGTTATTGCCGAGCCTATCGGAATATACATGGGTTTGCGGTCATTTGCTTTTTGTGTGGTAAATTTTAACACGCCGTCAACCAATTTAGCGATTTTAAAACTGGAATTTGTACTTTGAGCCATTTTGCCGTAAAGGTTGTTTAAAAACAACTTTGCAACTTGCCGTTTTGCCCCTTTACTTTCTTTTTTGATTTTTGAGTACTTGTCTATATATGTATCAAAAATGCCGATTTCAGACTTAAATACACAATAATCTAAAATTTGACAGTCAATTAAATTATAGTGTTCCTGTAAAAGCTCCCAGTCCGTGCAGGTCAATGTCAGCACTACACATGTATCTTCGATTTCCCCGTTTTCTGCCCTTATGTACTCGCAATACTCGCCGTTTTCGTCAAGGACATCCGAGGACTTCAAAGGTGTTCTGCTCGGATACCGCCAACTGCCGTTTATAACAATAAACGGCAATTTACCGTGTTTTAAATAAAATCTTGTCCTTATCCTAACAAAATAATAATATTTTGTCTTATCAAGATACTGTTCAGGTATAGTATCTCCCTTATAAAATCTCGGTGCGCCGACTGGGTAAAAATTGCCTGATTGACTTGACATCATAGAGGGATAAAGAGAGTTTACGTCCGCTGTCACACCCTCAGTAAAAATTCTATTTTCTTTACCCTCGACAACGTAAACCCAGCCCCCTTTATAGCTTCTGCGGATATACTGGTCAGCGTTTTCTGCGTCAAAGGCTTTATGGTCAATATGTTCATCGTACATATCAGGAAAATTCGCTTCCCAGTCCTCTTTTTTTGTCATTTTTCGGTAATCGTGAATGCAACAAGCTCCTATAGTAGATTTATTTTCAGCGAGTTTGAAGAAAATTTGAAGTGCTTCCGACAGGACGAGAACGTCATTTGCGATATACTGTCTTTCCTCGCACGTGATAACTCCCCCTGCATGCCGCTCCCCCGTGTACTCTATAGTGGTTTTTTGGTGTTTTGTTCCAAAATCTTTACCAATTTTTGCCACTGAAAATGGCAAAAGCTTCAAGCTGTCGCGGAAAGTTATCAAGTGCCCATGCCATTTTAAGACAATGTCATACCACGCACCGATGTCGGAAATCATGTAAGAAAACTCACCATTTTTTAGCTCATCAGACTTTTTGAAGTGCCAATCACCGTGTCTGTCTTGATAAGTGGCTTGTTTAAAATTATCTTGTGACAACATAAAGTTTAATAAAAACGAACCGTCAAACTTTAAGTTATGAAAAAACACTATAATATTTTTATCAAATGCCTGATTAATCATATCATTAAAAAAATCATATATGTTGTTACCGATAGTTACATTTTCTGAACCGAGCCTACACCAGGCGTATGCCCAAACCTCGGTAAAAGTCTGTCCCTCATACACAGTTGTTTCAAAATCCGCCATATATGACGCTATCAAACGCTATCACTCCAGTCCGATAACTCTGTTAATTTTTCATTGATTTCTTCGGGCACATTTCCTGCCGTCAAAATGTCAACAAATGTATACCATGACATCATGTGTATAGGTTCGGTATCTGAGCTAAAAACATATCCCTCGACGGCTTCAACAGCCACTTCTCCCGCCGTTGCAAAACGATGAATAACCGCTTTTTTACCGATTTGGGCAATAGTTTGATTTATTAACTCTCGTATATCGGCGATATGCTCTGAGTATCTCCACGGTGGAATATTTAGTCCTGTATCATATGGTGTGTCAAGTATTTGCTGTATTCGTTGCCATATCATCTCACTTTCATCGACAGGCGGGCCGCCTATAGGGCGTTTTTTACGGCGGGGCAAAGGTTTAGGAGGTCTAGCGCTTATAGGCTTTTTACGATAGTCGATTTTTTTTGACTGCTTGACTTTTTGTACAAGCTGTTTTTTTGTGCCTATGTCGATAGTGTGTGTTTTATCGGAAAGTCTTGCAAGGCTTTTTGGAGTGATGGTTTTTAAATCGTCAATCATTTTTCTAGTGACTTTTTTAGGCGCGGTGGGCTGAAAATCGCCAACAACGGTATAACCTCGCTTTTGCATTTCCTTCAATCGTTCTGCTATTCTCATCAGCTGTGCTTCGTACTGCTGAGCCAGTGTTTTTCTTTTTGCCATGTTTCTTCCTTCCTTATTTAAAAAGCCCCGAACGAATCGGGGCTGTGTTCACGCGGGGCATTTACTTGACTATCTGTAAAGATATAAACTCCCTGCCGCTCTTTGCTTTGCGATGTACCACACTCATAGGTAGCTCGTTCACTTCATCGAGTAAGTCTATGAGAGAGGGTAACATATCTATAACTGTAGCGGATATAGTGCCGTAAACATTTTCGTCCTTGTCAAAGATATAACCTACTTCAGCTATTTCGCCACTCTCGGTATTGGTTTCATCGGCGATAGCCGCACCCGTTACTGTAAGTGTGTCGCTGACAGTCTGTAAAGCGATACTTGCGCTCTTTGCGTTAAAAAGTTCCATTTTGCCTATGTTCTTTGTGCTTATCATAATAAACTCTCTTTCTCCCGCACCTCTCAGCTGTGCGGGTAGCTGTGTACTTACGCTCACTGCACAGGGATAATGCAGTTTTGATTTGTAGCAGTTGCTACGCTGATTTAAACAACGAGCGCAATATTATTTTGCCGTTGCGCACGGGCATATTTTAACCCTTACGGGCTGGGATGAGGCTGATAAGGTCAACCTCTCAGAACCTTAAAAAATAAACTTTGTTGTTGCCCCAGTTTCGACGGTGATTATAGTCACTTCTTTTGTGTAATCGCCGCTGTTAAACATTTCTGCCGTTGCTAATGCGGCTTTAAAATCATTAGCAAAAGCTGGGATGCAATTTCCGTTGTCAAGCTTGCAAATTATTAAATATGTCATTATTACACCTCCTTGCATTCGTTTATTCGAGCGATTAATTTTTTTAAGGACGAAACTAAATTGATAGCACAAACTCTGCCAAGTTCAACATTTGTGCTTGATTTTTGTAAGTGCTCTAGGTCTTTTGATGTGTTCGTGATATGCGTTGTCAGTTCTGTAATGATGTAATCAACGTTAATCGGCACGTTTTCCGGGTCAAGATTAATATTTTTCATTTTCTTATCCTTTCCAACCGTTTTCCCTTATGTGCTTCAAGAACAATCTTGCCATTGTACCGTTAAGCATTATCAGATGGATTTCTCCACTTCTACATATCTTGATTTTTACATCAAGCGTATCAGCGAGTTTGAACAGCTTTTCAAGGCTTGCGCTCCACACATACTTTTCACAATTTCTGCTGTGTGCCGTCCTCATATCACATTTTTCAACTGTGTACTCGTACTCAAGCGGTACGTTCTTCATCGTAAACGATGTTGCGATTAAATACTGTTTCATAAATTTCTTATCCTTTCTCCTTTGCCCCCGAAGGGTGAAAGCCGAAGCTCTCACACCTCAATTTCTCTCTTTGCGAAAAGGCCTTCAAAAGCCTTGTCTTCATCTATCCAAACGCTTTCAACTCTGCTCTCAAGCTCGCCGCTCTGCTCGTCAAAGAGCTGCGCAAGCTCGGAAATTTCGTCCACGCTTACATCATGGTCGATGTGCTTTGCACTGCCCTCACCGTCTGTCATGATGATGTAGTTCATTGCATTGTCCTGTGCTTCATAAAGTCTGTAGTTTTTCATGTTAAACCTCTTCCTGCCCTTTGGGGTGTCGTTTTGTTTTGAGATGTTCATCTCTCGTTTCATTGTCTATATATTACACCTTTTATGTGTAATCTGTGTGATAGTTTTGTGAACGTTGTGTGAAATTTATTTTACCTCCTTTTTAAGTCGGTCAAGCACAACCTGCCCCTTTACTCCTGTCATTCTCTCAAAATATTTGGATTTTAAAAATCTTGTGACTTCGGCGCGCATATGTGGATTATAGCGGTAATCATTCACAGCTTGTTTGACTACCGCTATCAACAATTGTGTGTAGCCGTCATGCGGGTTTATCGGCGATTGTTTTATGTGTCTGATATTATCACTCTCCCTTTGCTTTGTATCCTGCCTTACGGCTTATTTTATATTGTTTTATTTTAGGTCTTTATTATAACGTACCTTTGTGAAAACTGTATGATAGTTTTGTGAAAATTGTGTGAAATTATATACCCATCTTTTTACACCATTCGTCAAATTTTTCCATTTCATCTTCGGTCGGTTCATCCTCGAGTCTTCCTTTGTCATAGCCTAGTAGGCACGAGGTGTCATAACAACAACCTGCTAAATCTTCATGCGTCTCGATCCACTCAGGATACTCGACGTGCCCGTAACGGCAATTTGCGCAATTTTTTATTATCGGGTCAACACATCTTGACGGGGGGGTTCATTTTAATCAGCACCTTTTGTTTCCTCCTTGCCTTGCGGCTTATTTTATATTGTTTATTTTAGGTCTTTATTATAACGTCACTGTGTGTATTCTGTATGATTGTTTTGTGATAGTTTTGTGAAAAATAAGAGCCCCTCTTGGGAGGGGCTGTGTTCCACATGGAACATTTTTATGCAAGGCGGAAAAGTTTGACATCGCCGTCAACACTGTTGATAGCACCGTTAGACCTTATACTCATCTGCATGACACCGTTTACAGCTGATAGGTTTGACGGCTCTATATATAAGGTAGCTCTTAAAGTTGAGGTTGGGTCAGAGCCGAGAAAAGCACTAAAGCGTACTCCCGCAAACTCAATTTGCACAAAATTTTGAAAAGGTATCGAGGTATCGACACCCGCACACACTATAGTAACATCAGCCTTATAGTAGGCGTTAAGTTCGGAGGCGATAAGCGTGCCGTCTGACTGCGGCGCATATCCGATACACTTTGACGGATTAAATGGCAAAACTTTTGTTACAGTGACATCACCGCCACTATATACTGCATGCTGTAATACAAGTTTTGCAGACGTATCAAGGTCGCCGATAAAGTTAGGGTAAAAAGTGCCGTTAGTCTGTATCGCAGTCGATAAAACTGACGACCATACAGGCACTGCCGCTGTACCCTTATTAAGCATAATATTATTATCTTTATATATCATTGTAAACTTATGATATGTGTCAGTCGCCTTGCCGAGCGTAAGTGCTGTGTTAAGCGTAGACGAGCATACCGTGTTACCAGTAACTGTAAGCGTAAACTCGGACGCTGTACCGACCGCTGTAAAAACTCCTATGATACCGTCAGCAAGCGGGGTATCAGTCGATGTGTGGAAATTATAAATTACATTATCTGTAATTTTTATATTGCGTGCGGGTATGTTTGGCGATAAAAAGAGCCTTGTGCGGGTCGCCGTAGTATTTGTTATCCGATTGTTTGATATAACGCAGTTACGCAAGCTGTCAATGTTTGCCGAGGTTAATACAATGCCGAATATAGTATTTGCTGTCCAAGTGTTGCCAGTAAAAATATAGTCAGTGTTTGTATACTCGTCTGTACACTGTATCTGCGAAGCTGTAACACCGCAGTTTCTGATGTTGATATTGCTAACAACTACGGTTGCACCGTCTTTTGTCAAAATATTACAGTTATCAAAGTTTACACCGTCAGATGTTATATGTTTTAAGTTATTGGTATTGTGCATTATTTTAATATCTTTAAAACTACTTATAAAATTGTTTCCATTTACAAGTGTTAAAGTATGCTTTGCGGACGGATTACTATACACTTTAAGTGTTTTGGTTGTCGTATTAATATCCGACAAATCAACTGTAAAGTCAGCGTCTATAAGTATCGGATTAAAGTTGTATTTACAGCAGTTTATCATCTGCACCCTGCGTGCTGTCTCTGTCTGAGCTGTCGCTATGCCGAGTGTGGACGATGTATACTCCGAGCGCAAAAAGGCGACACGATAGTATAAGTCGCCATCTGCATGCGGTAAAGCGATATGCACTATTCCCTCTGCAAAAGCTCCAGGAGGTGTTGTCATCTCCAAAATCTCCCATAATGTAAATACCCCATCCCCCACATAGTAGTTTTCGCAAACGCAAATTTCCTTGCCTGTGATTTGGGTAAAAGTGGCAGTTTTTAAGTCTGCGACTGTATCAAAATGCTTAAGTCCCTGTAAAGACCCTGCTAAGTCAGCTATGATATTATCGTAATGTGTAGTGTCGTTAAGCCAAGCATTAACGGCGTTAACTACCATATCAGGTATTTGCGTTATAGTTTGATTATACTCTGTAATAAATCTATTGACCTTATCAGATATAGCGGTTATCTGCGTATCCTGTGCGGCGATTTTGTCATCCTGCGCCTTAAGTCGCCGCTCCTGTGTAGCAAACTCGTCTCTTATCATGTCGTTGACTATGTCTTTATAGCGTAAAAAGTCCGCATCTATTTTATCGGTCAGGTCGGCAAATTTTTTGTCAAGACCTGCTGTATACTCGCCAAAAGCCTTGTCAATGTCATTTTTGTAAGTGTTCCAAGCGGCAAGTAATCCGTTAGTGCTATCTATGACTTCATTAAGCTTTGCTCTCGTCTTACATAGTACCTCATAGTAGCTTAAGCTATCATCATAGACGAGCGGTAAAATCTTATTACACCAATATCTTAAATTATCAATCATTGTAAATCCTCCTTACCATATCTGCATAAACATGCCTGATAAATCATTTATTATCATCATATCGATATTTATTATGCTTTTACTATACTTTGCAAGTAACTCCCCCTGTATGTCACTGCCCTCATAGCCTGACACCTTTTCCGTGTGTTTACTGTCACTTACAGTTTTTCCCACATCTGACACAGTACCAGTATGAGCAACTGCGCTTGTGTCTGTGACCGTGCTTGTAACCATCGTCTTTTACTGTGCCCGTCTTTTTTAAAGTGCGACTATCAGACACCGTATCAGTCGATACATTTTTTTGAGTGCCTGTGTTGACAGTAGTGTCAGTTGTGTCAGTGGCAGTAGTATCTTTACCTTTTGTCGTTGTTGTGCTATCCGATATATTTGCAGTAGTCATATACTTACCAGACTTTACATCTGATAAACTGCCCTGCGGAGTGTCTGACGAGTATGTATTGACATCGCTTGACGTGCTTGCCTCACTGCTGACGGTCGTATCAGTGCCGACCGTCTTTTTAGCTGAGAGGTTGTCAGTGCGTGTGCTGTCAGTATCTGTCACAAGCTTGCCCCCGTTTGTATCGGTCAGGTCGTCAGTGCGTGTATCAGTATGTGTTGTCGTCACATCTCCGCTGTGTGTATCTTTGAGATTGTCGGTGCGTGTCGAGGTTTTATCGTCTGTAACATTTCCTGTAAACTCTTTGACAACATTTTTATTATACAGTGGGTTTATTATGCTTGCCGATATACTATACAATTCGTTATATTTTGGCATTATTTCCTGCATTTTGGCGTTTAATTCCAGTTTCCACAACCCCACGGTTTCAAAAGCTATCTCGTCCATGTAGTAGTGAAGCAGGATTTTCTTACACAAAATCTCTCGGTGCGCTTCCTCAAAAATCGGAAAAGCTTCAAAAATTTTACCCCACGAAGCGTTTAAGACTTGTGCTACATCAGCGTACCCGACATCACTCGTCAGACCCGCCGCCGTTTCGCATATCGCTCTCACTGTCGTTGTGTAGTGGCTCATCGCTTGATACCTCCTTTTTTATACTATTATCTATGTCAATGCTATCAAACTGATACCATATATCCAAATCAAACATTTGGTTGATTTTTTCACAAGCTATCTGTCGCATTTTCTCGGGCGAATTTCGTGTAGCTATGACTGCACCCTGCGCAGTCAGTACCTCATCTTTTATCATGCGTTCCCGCTTTGTTGTATCCGAGTTTGGTATGCCGAGTTGTGTTAAAGCTTCGTTCCATATTTTAGCTTTTAAGTCATATATCTTATCAGCTACCCATGGAGCGTCCGTCTTTAGCACTGTCAAGCTATCATCTGACAATGTTTTCTTACCATATATAACAGGTTGGTTTCCGTCATATTTTTGATAAACATTTTTCATTGTCAGTATTTCGTTTTGGTCTGCCTTTATCAGTATAGGTGTTTTTTGCGCATTTATATTGACATCAATAATTCTGTCATATTGATATAATCTATCTGCGTAATATTTTATATCAAAAATATTAGGTGTTCGCAAATAGTTATTATATATTATAACTCCATTATTAACGTTTAGATTTTTGGTATATCCTGTATCAGATATAGCGACAAAATCACGGGGGTTTCCGTATACATCAAGCTTGCCGTTTAGCGTCACGGGCAAGCAAAGATACCCGAGAACATCATCACGAAAAAACACCGCCGCTCCCTGAGTTATAAGCACTTGCTCAAGGTAGCGCACATCAACTGACTGAGGCATTCCCGACCATGCCCCCCTCGACATCGCCATTTCATATAGTCGGTATGTATAGTTATTCCAAGACGCTTTATTTTCAAACAAACTTGAATTAAAAAATGTATCTCTTACTCTCTTAGGCATTGTTTCACCTCCTTATAAGCCGTTATCAACACTAAAGTTTCCCACATTTCCTAAAGTTTCCCAAAAACACAACCCCCCGTCAAGAGCCGACTGTATATCTTTTATAGCAGTATCAGGAATACCAAGCGTGTTTGCTCCGAGTGAGCGTATACAAGCATTTTTTGTTTTACAATAATTGTAAGATTTGCGCCGCTGACTTTGAGCAAACTGCGGTACTTTTAGAGCATTGACTGTGTAGCCGTACATCGTAAAAAAATCGTCATACTGTTTAGCAACAGTCGCGTTTACTGTCACTCTATACCCGATAAAAAAATTTTGCCCAAACAATAAATTAAAATATCCGCTTGCTGTTCCTCCGATAGTCGAGGTCTGACCTTGTAAATCTTTTAACATGGCATATTCATTAACTCCCTCCATGGCATTTCCTGCCAATGATGTTATTGCGCCCGCAGGATTGACGGGAGCGGTCGCAACCGACGTAACTGCACTAACCACTCGGGATAGTTGCCCCGCAAGCAGACGATTTGAGTTGTTGCCGATATAGTCATTATACTCAGACGTGATAAAGCTTGTAGCAGGATAAGTGTCATAAATCAAGCTGCTATCCCAATCTAACAAAAAACCTCTGTAGTTTTGCGGTGTACAGTATACCGACTGGTCGGGAGTCACGCCGCTACTTGACAGCCTAAACGTGGCGTTATCAGTCGTAAAAAACTCATACCGATAGTCATTTGAGCTGCCTAAGCTATTGTTAAGCCTAAAAAAACAAAACGGATATGTGTATAATTTGTTATTTTTTGGCAAATATCCACCGAGTGTATCAGTCACGGAAGGCTTAGGCACGACCTGCGCATATACTGTAGGAATACTATTAATTCCAACATTTGGTGCCAGCCACGGATGCGCCGGGTCCCACTCATCACCCGTATACGCAAGTCGGGGTATAAGATACATACCGAGTATACCGTTTTCACCTGCTACCCTGATATAATTATTTACCACATCGTAAAAATCTTGTAAACTCGACGGAACGACATTGCACACGTTGTACTCTCCGGCAAGACAAGCCCCGGAAAAATTGCCTAGTGTAGCAGTTTGAAAAACATAATCCTTAACGACGGGGTTAAGTAAGTCATGAGCTGTCACAATGACTGTGTAAACCCCTGCTGTTAATCCCTCAGTCATCGTTTGATATTTTGAGATAACCTCTTGTCCTGATGTTATCACGGGTTCAGGTGTTATGCTATCACCTATGTTATCGGTTATACTGTGTTCACGTTCAACATAACTTGCATTAAATGACACATCAAAAAAATAAGTTTGAATGTTGTCTATACTATATGTTATAAGGCTTGTTTCGTTATTAACATACTCAACATCTGTAATAAAGGCATAAAAGATTTTGTTGCCGAAAGAAGTATTGCGAAACATCATATAGTTACAAGTTAAAAGGCTGTCAGGCGCAAGCGCAACACGAATTGTATTATTACTATGTCGGATATAGCTTTGTGCAGTTAAAGTATATACGCTATAAGCATTAAAAGCTTCAAACTGTGCGTTTTTGCTTGACGGTCGATATGTGTATTTTGAACGGCTATCAAGCGGAACGCCACGGCAAATCCATACATCAGAATTTGGTGCTATATATGTCATTTAAAATACCTCCTTTGTATAATATTTGTGGGAGCAAATATGCCCCCACATAAATTGTTTAAGCGACTGTTATTGTTGCTGTGCCCGACTGTGTGCTGTCATAGACAGAAGTTGCAGTTATGATGATTTCATCACCCGCTACAGCGTCTGCCGATACTGTCACTATGCCTGTGCTTGATACCGTGGCTTTTTCGCTATTTGACGACCATGTCAGCCCTGACGGAGCAAAGTTTGTACTTTCTACCTTCGCAGAAAGCTGTATCTTTCCACCCTTTGATAGTGTAGCTGTCGCAGGTGATACCGTTACACTCGTGATTGTCGGGGTTCCCGCAACAAAAAGAGCGTTGTTTGCAAATGGTGAAATCGCGTATATGCGCCATGCGTGCAGCGTCATATTACGGTAAAGACCCTCAGTATTTTCGATAGCCCGCATTTCGGTTAGCTTGTCATATATCTGGAAAAAATCCTTGTCAACGAGTACACACGGCACTGAGTCGAGTGCTTCCATTTCGGGCTGTGAAAACTCGTGGTAGTTTTCATCCCCCTTAAAAAGCTCGTTAAGCCTCTCAATATCAAGAGAACCGAAGCTGTCTATAAGCTTTATGTGTCCGAGAAACTCAACTTTATCCATGTTGAAAGCCGAAGCAAGTACTTCAACGTTACGCTTTGCGTTAAATTTCGCAGATACTATAAGATACTGGTCGTCTTTAAGTGCAAAGTTGTTGACCCCCACGAGGTTGTAATCCTTTTTAAGGAAAGTCATATCGTCAGAAACTGTCTGAATAGCTTCAACAATTTCTTCCATGTTTGCCTTAGTGACAGCAGGGATTTCATACGGTTTCATAAGCCCGTTGTAAATCCTATATGCGAGCATATATTTTATAGTTAAAAACTCGTCCTGCTCCATCGCAGTAAACATAGTCGTAACGATTTTTTCGATGAAACTTGATACGCCGTTGATTGACAGGAAAGCATTCTCAAGGTCGTACGGCTGTACCGTCTGCTTATAGTATTTCTGGTAGTTCATCACATAAAACGCAGATTTTACGTCAGGAAACTCACGCTGAAAAACTGTTGTTTCTGCCCTTTCAGGGCTGTAGTTCTTGACGTGGGCAAGGTCAATAAAAATATCCTCAATTACTTCGCCAAAATTAAGTTTACCCTTTTTAAAAACCGCGAAGGGATTTGTGTAATACTTGTTGGTAACTTTTACCTCTGCGATTCGATTTATGAGCGCCGAAAGAAACTCATTCTGAATCTCGGGGAAATCCATTATCACGTTGCCGATACTGCGTATAGTATTTGCGTCAGGAGTCGCAAGCGGCACATGGTCTTTGTAATTCTGCGAAGCAGAATTGCGAATTGCATTGAGTACATCAACGCTTGAGTTAGTTTTTACATCTCTGTAGTCGATATTTGGCATTGTTAGTCACTCTCCTTTTCTGTGTAGAGGTCGTCAATAGTGATTTCCTCTGACTTGTCTTTTTCTTCTGTTTCTTCGTCTTCCTCGACTTCAATGTTTTTCTTTTCCTTATCGCCGTCAAAAAAACGCTCCATGTACTTTGCACGCCACATGTCCTCAACTTCTTTAACACGAGCTTCTGCATTCCCGTTCTTTTCCATGTCGGATAAAGTGTCAGTTACGTTTTCCACCAGTGATACAGTTTCGTCGTCTGTGCGGTCACCGATATAGGCTTTGATTTCTGCGAGCATTTCTTCTTTTGTCTTTACCATTACTTCTTCACCTCAACTTTCGTGATAAATGCGTTTTTGTATCCTGACTTTTTTACCGTTTCCAAAAATTTTACGGCATTGTCATAATTTTCATATGCCCCGACTTGTACTCGGTATATGGTCTTTGTTTTAGAGACGTCTGCGGCCGTTTTTAACTTGTTTTTCACCTGCGCTCTAAACCAGTCCATATTTTTGTTATATTTTGACAGCCAATTTTCGGGGTCGCCATGACTGCTTGCATATCCTGCCTTTGCCGCTTCTTTATGACTTACTATGTTTTCAACATTTATGTTCAGCTTTTTGCAAAGATATACACAGTATTCAATTGCGGCGTTAAACGCCTTCTCAAAATATGCCTTATTATTAAGGCTATCCTCACATATCTCAAACTGGATATGAGGATACGGAGCATAATTATAACTACCTTTTGAGCCGTGCCCACAGCCCCAGCAAGCGTAATCATAAGGTAAGGTCTGATATATTTCTACCTCGCCTTTATCATTCTTACCGATAAAAGCATGCATGCAAATATCATTGTATTCACCGTTAATATACTCTTGATTTAAATGATTATTGTACACGTTTTTACCAAGGTCAGCAAGTATTTCATGATAATCGGGATTTGCTAAGGTGGGCTGGACATAACGCCTTAACATCTCATTGTCACACCCTGTACTGTGAACGACAATGCCGACAGGTTTTATGGGTTTACGCTCCTTACATGCCCCGTTTGCTGTAAAAATACACTGTTTAAGTATCATCGCTACTACCCCCTATCTTGTCGATTAAATGATTCAAAGCTATCGTGTTATTGTTGATAGCTTCATTCAACTTAGTTGTTTATTCCTTGTGGCT